GGCCAGGTGACGACGGCGGATCTTGCGGATGGCGCTGTCACCTCCGCGAAGATTGCAGATGGCGCAGTTGGCACTGGTGATCTTGCGGATGGCGCTGTCACCTCCGCGAAGATTGCTAGCGCTGCGGTGGCGCCATCTAAGCTGTCGCAGCCTTTGACGTTGGCGACCGCGCAAACGGCCACTGGCACCAGCATCGACTTCACCGGCATCCCTTCGTGGGCGAAGCGAGTGACCGTGATGCTGGATGGGGTGAGCACAAATGGAACCTCTAATTTCCGCCTGCAACTAGGCACCTCTGGAGGAATTGCCAGCAGTGGGTACGTCGGCTCCGTAGGCGCCGCTGGCGACGGCGGCTACGGCGGCAGCCACTTTTCAAATGGCTTTGACAGCGTCGCAGAAGGCACAACAAGTTTGTATAGGTATGGTCGCTTAACCCTACTCAATGTCTCTGGTAGCCGTTGGATTCTCGCTGGATCCTACGGATCTGATAGTGCCACTACCGCTGTTGCCTGGACATTCAACGGGGCTATCACACTCTCCAGCACTCTGGACCGCGTGCGCATCACCACTGTCAACGGCACCGACTCCTTTGATGCCGGCACCATCAACATCCTGTACGAATAAGGAATGGCACCCCTCCAACGCATCCACGGCGCGGACGTTGCCGCAGTCGAGGCATGCAGGCTGAGATCGACGCAGCAGCCACCCCTGACGAAATCAAGGCCGCGCTGGAGTCCTCTCTCACCAACTGACCCATGCCTCTTCAACGCATCCGTCACCCCAACGCTCGACGCCGGCTACGCCAGCATCAGCTGGGAGTGACCCATTGAACAGCCCTAGAATCGCCACGACAGGAGGCTTCCGCCCATGACGACAACCTTCCTCCATGGTGTGGAGGTGCTTCAGATCGACACCGGAGCGCGGCCGATCCAGACCGTGCGCTCCAGTGTGATCGGTCTGATCGGCACAGCGCCCAACGCTGACGCCAACAAGTTCCCGCTCAACACTCCGGTGCTGATCGCCAGCCGCTCTGAGATGGCCGGCCTGGGCACCGCCGGCACGCTGCAGCAGTCGCTCGATCTGATCTACGACCAGGCCGGCGCGGTCTGCGTAGTGGTCCGCATCGAGGAAGGCGCCAGCGAAGCGGCCACCATCACCAACGTGGTGGGCGGCATCAACAACACCACCGGCGCCTACGAGGGCGTGCACGCCTTCCTGGCTGCCGAGAACGCCGTCGGCTTCACCCCTCGCATCCTGATCGCTCCTGGCTTCAGCCATCAGCGCACCAGCGATGGCATCCTGACGATCCCCGTCACCACCCAGGGCAGCGGTTACACCGCCGCCCCTGCAGTGACCATCCCTGCGCCTCCCGCTGGTGGCACCCAGGCCACGGCCGTCGCCGTGCTCGGCACCGGCGCCAACGCCGGCAAGGTGGTGAGCATCACCATCACCAACCCTGGCAGCGGCTACAACACCAACCCCAGCGTCACGATCGCTGCGCCTCCCGCCGGCGGCGTGCAGGCCGTGGCTGGCACCACCACCCGTGGCGTCGTGCGCTCGCGCGTGCTGGCTGAGATGCTCGGCATCGCCAACCGCCTGCGCGCGGTGATTATCGCCGACGGCCCCAACACCACCGACGCCGCCGCAATCCAGCTCAACGACGACTTCGGCTCCGACCGGATCTACGTCATCGACCCCTGGGTGCTCGTGGCTGGCGAGGCCATCCCTGCTTCGTCCGCTGTGGCCGGCATCATCAACAAGGTCGACAACGAGAAGGGCTTCTGGTGGTCGCCCTCGAACAACGAGATCTTCGGCATCGAGGGCACCTCGCGCGCCATCGACTTCCAGCTGGGCGACTACACCTCCCGGGCCAACCTGCTCAACGAGGCCAAGATCGCCACGATCATCCGCGAGCAGGGCTTCCGCCTCTGGGGCAACCGCTCCCTGGCGATGGATCCCCTCTATGCCTTCCTGTCGGTGCGTCGCACGGCCGACATGATCAACGAGTCGATCCTGCGCGGCCACCTCTGGGCCGTCGATCGCTGCATCACCGCCACCTACCTGGAGGAGGTGATGGAGTCGGTGCGCGGCTACCTGCGCAGCCTGCAGTCTCGCGGCGCCATCCTCGGCGGTGACGTCTGGGTGGACCCCGAGCTCAACACCCCGGCGAACATCGCCAACGGGCAGGTGTTCTTCGACTTCGAGTTCACGCCTCCCTATCCGGCCGAGCGTGTGACCTTCCGGTCGCACCTGGTCAACAGCTACGTCGTCGATCTCTTCGCTTGAGGACCTGACCCATGGCCCAAATCCCCCGCGTACTGAAGAACTTCAGCCTGTTCGTCGATGGCCGCGGCCTCGCCGGCACCATCCCGACGCTGACCCTGCCCACCCTCACCACCAAGATGGAGGAGTTCAGGGGCGGCGGCATGGATGCCCCCGTCGAACTCGACATGGGCATGGAGAAGCTCGAAGGCACCTTCGAGCTGGCCGAGTACAACCCGGACATCATCGCCCTGTTCGGCCTGGCATCTGCTGACACCCGTCTCACCGCTCGTGGCGCCATGCGTCGCGATGGTGAGGCTGCCGTGGCTGCGGTAGTGAACATGACCGGCAGCATCAAGGAGCTGGATCCCGGCGACTGGACTGCTGGCGACATGGCGACCGGCACGTTCGGCTACACCCTCCGCTACTTCAAGCTCACCGTCGGCGGTCGCGACCTGGTTGAGATCGACAAGGTGAACATGATCCGCCGCATCAACGGTGTGGATCAGCTTGAATCCATCCGCAACGCCATCGGAGTCTGACCTGAATGACCAAAGCCCTGCACCCCAACACCGCGAAGATCGAGCTCGACTTCCCGATCGAGATCAGCGGCGTGGCAGTGAACCACCTGATCATGCGTCGCCCGAAGGTGCGTGATGATCTGGCGGCGGCGAAGTCTGGCGGCAGTGAGGAGGACAAGGCGTTGATGCTCATGGCCAACCTCTGTGAGGTGACCGTTGAGGATCTGCTGGAACTCGACTCTTCCGACTGGGGGAAGCTGGAGCGACAGGTTCAGGATTTCAGGCAGGCCAGGCGGTAGAGGGTCGGATCCGGCGGGCGGCGGTGCTGCTCGCCGGTTGGACCGCAACCAGCCTGGCCGATGTGCTGGAGATGGAGACCGACGAGTTCTGGGCTTGGTTTGTCGAAGCCCAGACCGTTCAGAATGAGATCGCCAAGGAGCTCGGCAGGAAATGATCGGCGGCGGCCCGCAGAAGATCACGGTCGAGATCGGCGGCAAGCTCGCCAACTCGCTGAAGGCATCGCTGCGCAGCGCGCAGATGCAGGTGTCGTCGTTCGGGCGCAATGTCACCCGGACGATGAACGATGCCGCGACCGCCGGGCGCAAGAGCTTCAAGGGCATCCTCGACAGCGCTGCATGGCAGGGCGCTGCGATCGGCGCTGCAGGGATCGGCGTGGCCCTGGCCGGCAGCCTGCGCACGGCCGCATCGTTCGAGGCCGTGCTGAGCGACATCGGCAAGACGAGCGGGGCCAGCTCTGAACAGCTGAAGGGCATCAGCAAGCAGCTGCTCGCGCTCAGCGGCCGGAACGTCACCAACCTGGCGCCGCAGAAGCTGGCCGAGGGCCTGCAGGATCTGGTGGCCCAGGGCCTGGAGCTGCCCGACGCCGTGGCCTCCCTGGAGGCGCTGGGCAAAGTGGCGACCGCCACCAACTCCGATCTGCTCGACGTCACCAAGACCGGCTTCCAGCTGCAGAACGCGCTGAAGATCAGGCCGACAGAGCTCAAGGCCACTTTCGATGCGCTGGCCTTCGCCGGCAAGCAGGGCGCCTTCGAGCTGAAGGACATGGCGCAGTTCATGCCGACGATCGCGGCGGCTGCCGGCAGCCTCGGGATCAAGGGCAAAGAGGGTGCAGTCAGCCTGGCGGCGATGATGCAGATGGTGCGCAAGGATGCGCCCGATGCAGGCCAGGCCGCGACGCGCCTGACCGACGCGATGCTGAAGATGACCGCACCGGACGCGGTGAAGAACTTCGCGAAGTTCGGCGTCAACATTGAGCAGGTGCTGAAGGACGCCAAGAAGAAAGGCATCAACCCGATGGAGGCTGCGCTCGATGAGCTGCAGCGTGTCACCGGCGGCGACACCTTCAAGCTGGCGCAGATCTTCGGCGACAAGGAGGCCAAGCTGGCCCTGATGTCGCTGATGAAGTACCGCAAGGAGTACGACAAGCTCAAGGCGGACGCCGGCGGCAAGGCCGCTGCAGGCACCGTTGACCGCGACTACCAGCGCAGCCTCGCGACGTTCCAGGGCACGCTGGCCAGCTTCCAGAACAGCACCCAGCGGCTTGGCATCGCGCTCGGCAATGCGCTCCTGCCGGCGCTCACCAGCCTGGCCACCGCCATCACGCCGCTGATGGAGGGCTTCGCTGACTTCGCCGCGAACAACCCCGCCATCGCGACCGGCATCGTCGCAATCACCGGCGCCATCGCAGGCCTGGTGGTGATCGCGCCTTTCGTGTCGTCTCTGGTCTCGATCTTCACCACGCTCAGCGGCGCCATTGCCGGGGCCGGCGGCGCTGGCGCAGTGTTCGGCGGCATCATGGCTGCCGTCACCGGCCCGGTCGGCCTCACGGTGCTGGCGATCGTTGGCATCGGCGCTGCGCTCGTCGCCGCCTACAACCACTTCGACTGGTTCCGCAATGCGGTGAACGGCTGGGCCAGCGGCGTGATGCAGGTGTTCTCCGGCATCGGTCAGTTCATCAGCAATTACTGGGGCCTGGTGGTCGGGATCTTCACCGGCGACACCGCGAAGATCACCCAGTCCTTCAACGGGATGGGCGAGGGCCTCAAGGTCATCTGGGGCGGCATCGTCCAGGGCTTCACTGCCGTCTGGGGTGGCGTCGGGCAGGGCGCCATGGCGGCGGTGCAGGGCATCTGGCAGGCGTTCCTCTCCCTGCCGACGATCATCGGCAACATCTTCAAGGGCCTGGCGACCGTGGCCCAGCTGGCCTTCGGCGCGCTGCTGTCGGGCCTCACCAGCCTGTTCGGCAACATCATCGCGGGGGTGCAGCAGGCCTTCAGCCAGGTGGTGGCCGCGATCCCGCCGATCGTTCCACGGATCCTGTCGATCCTGTTCCCGCTGCCGGCGATGATCATCCGCCTGTTCACCAACGGTGGCATCGGCCAGAAGATCATCGGCTCGATCATCGAG